CCAGAAATGCAGTATGCGGGGGAATGTTAGTCAATAATTCTTTTGATGGGCCTGCCATGGTTTCGACAGGGCAAAGAGTAACAGAGTGGACAGCAGGGCAATGCGAAAGCCCTTAGGATTGGGGGTGACAATACAGTAATGTCATGTCAATATGATATCAGTATTTCCCGGTCGTAGAAGCAAAAAACTTAAATGCAAATGACGAAAGTTACGCATTGGCTGCTTAAACGCATCCTGGGGTAAGACATACCTCGCAACAGAAACTCAGAAAAGGCTCTTCGGAGCCTTTTTTCTTGACAGAAAAAGATTCCTTTGTTATACTAGAACTAAATAAAAATGTAATGAGATAGACTTGTTACGCTCACAACTTATACAAAGGATTTTTGTATGTCTAAACCATATGGTACCCTTGTCCTTATTGGACGCTTTCAACCTTTTCACAATGCACACCTTGAGATTATCAAGCGTTGCACAGCCCTAACAGATCAACTAGTTGTTATTGTTGGATCTGCAAATCAACCTAGAACTTATAAAAACCCGTTCTCTTTTGAAGAACGCCGCAAAATGATTCTTGCCGCAACTGCTGGCTTGAGTATGCGGGTTTATGTTGAGCCTAACGTAGACACTATCTACAATGACCAAGCATGGGCAGTTCGTGTCCAAGGCATCCAGAGCAAGTACCGCATCTTGGGCGCTAAAGACGCTATCATTGGTCACAAGAAAGATGACTCTTCATTCTACTTAGATATGTTCCCCCAATGGGAATACATCAACGTGGAAGAAATTGAACCACTGAGTGCCGTTAACATTCGCGACCTGTACTTCAAGCGTAACGCTAACATGGCGTTTATTAAAGGTGTGGTTCCCGAAACTACCTTTGTTTACTTAGATGCTTTTAAAGATACTGCTGAGTATGAACAAATCATCCGTGAACGTGAGTTTGTGGAAGGTTACAAAAAGCAATACGCCAGCTTGCCTTACCCACCAATCTTTGTTACCACCGACGCTGTGGTTATGCAAAGTGGACACGTACTAATGATCAAACGCCGCAGTGAGCCCGGTAAAGGTTTGTGGGCATTGCCCGGTGGATTTGTTAACGCAGACACTGACAAGACAATCGAAGATGCTGCACTTCGCGAACTCCGTGAAGAAACTGGTATTAAGGTTCCCGGTCCTGTGTTGCGTGGTAACATTGTGCGTACTAAGGTGTTTGATGCAATCGAGCGCAGCACTCGTGGACGTACTATTACACACGCCTTCAACATTGTTCTACCCGATGGCGAACTGCCCCGTGTTAAAGGACAAGATGATGCAGAAAAAGCACGTTGGGTTCCTATTGCAGAAATCAAATCCGAAGAGTGCTACGAAGATCACTACGAAATCATTCAACACTTTTTGGGTGCCTAATAGTTGACGTAGAAGTTGGTCTACGTTATACTGTAAACAAGTCCTAGTGATAGACACTAGGCAAAACAAACTGATAAGGAGTTTATCATGAAACTAGCAAAAAACATTCTACTTAACACCGACAGCTACAAAGTGTCGATGTTCAAACAATATCCAGTAGGTACTACCGGTGTATACTCATATATCGAGTCAAGGGGTGGACGTTACGATAGCACGGTATTCTTCGGAATACAAGCTTTTATCAAAGAATACCTACTCGAGCCCATCAAGCAAGCAGATATTGATATCGCTGAGGAAATCCTTACCGCACACGGCGAGCCTTTCAATCGAGCAGGATGGCAGTACATTCTTGACAAGCACGATGGATACCTCCCAGTTGTCATTCGAGCCGTCCCTGAAGGGACAGTGGTTCCTGTGCGAAACGTCCTGGCAACGATTGAAAACACAGATCCAGAATGCTATTGGCTAACTACATATTTGGAAACAGCTATCCTTCGTGCTATCTGGTATCCTACTACTGTTGCCACACAAAGCAAAACAATCAAAAACGTAATTAAAGATTACTTGGAGCGAACAGGTGACCCAACTCTTATTGATTTTAAACTCCACGACTTTGGTGCTCGCGGTGTTAGCTCTTTTGAATCTGCCGCAATCGGCGGAGCAGCTCACCTTATCAACTTCATGGGCACTGATACAATTAGCGGTGTACTCTATGCTCGTGAGTTTTACAACGCTGGTGTTGCTGGCTTCTCGATCCCTGCAATGGAACACAGCACAGTCACAAGCTGGGGTCGCAAAGACGAAGTAGAAGCATATCGCAATATGCTGACACAATACGGCAAACCTGGTCAACCAGTTGCGTTTGTAAGTGACAGCTACGATATCTTTAACGCCGCAAGTAAATTGTGGGGCGAAGAACTAAAGCAACAAGTAATCGATAGTGGTGCTGTTGTTGTTATCCGTCCAGACTCCGGCGACCCTCTTGCAATTAACCAGCAATTGATTGAGATCCTTGGAGAGAAATTCGGATACACAAAAAACAGCAAAGGATTCAAAGTCCTCAATAATGTTAGACTTATTCAAGGGGATGGGGTTAACGAGCTTACTATTCGCAGCATACTCGGAGGGTTCATGGCCATGGGTTGGAGTGCTGACAATATTGCTTTTGGCATGGGCGGAGCCCTACTGCAAGCAATTGATCGCGATACTCAAAAGTTTGCGATGAAATGTAGCTCTGCTCAAATCAATGGCGAATGGGTAGACGTGCAAAAGGATCCTATTACTGACTCAGGTAAGAAATCTAAAGCAGGCCGGGTCAAACTTTGGACAAACAGTGGCGGTGAGTTTGCTTCTGGCGTAACTGCCCCTACTGGATGGTCTGATAAGGGTATCGGCGGTTGGACTGATGCACTACAAACAGTGTTCCAAAATGGGGCATTGTTTAACGAGGTTGACTTTGCTACAGTTCGAGCAAATAGCAACAAATAAAAAAGCCCCGAAAGGGGCTTTTTCTTGTCAACGTAAATACTACCTGTAGCGTTATATAAATTAGCAATTGATGCTTACGACTATGTTAGATTTTAACCGACAGTATTATGAAGAAACTTGCAGCACTGGCTCTAATCATTATTCTCGCTTTGAACCAAAGCCAGGCAAAAACGACTTCCGTGGAACGGGTTATGGCATCCCAAAAACGTTTCGCGTTGAAGATTCAAACGCAGACGAGAAACGTTCTTGTGCTTGTCGTCCCAAGAGCACAACGCCGCCTATTCACTGATGATGATAATGACAATGCGCCGGGCCCGGATGAGTTGGACTTACAAAGCCCGTATGCAAGACCTCGTGTATCAGAAAAACGTAAAGATCTCAGTGATAATCTAAGTGACTACGTAAAGATTAGACTTGCAGTTGCTCGAGCAAAGGCATTAGAAAAATACCGAGAGCAGTGGGCATAACTAAATATTTTTAGATGAGCCTTTTCAACATTCCATTAAACGATCAAACTCCGCTCTTCAAATCAGACTATACGCATCCGCATTTTGAAGAGCGCACACACGTAAACATTAACTTAGACACAGATTTAAACCCTTATTGGACACAGCTAATTGAGTCCAAGGGTTTGCAAATTTATCGCGTTGAGTTATTTTACGGCCCCAAAGACTTTCCTTATACAATGGGAATACACACTGATCGTGGATACGGTGACTGGGGTAAGATTAATTGGGTCTTTGGCGGCGATGGTTGCGAAATGTTTTGGTACCGTCCTTTGTCTGCCGAACACCGAGCAATAAAAGAAACCGCAGTTCATTCCAATTACAACTTGTACGAGCCACATGAAGTTAAAACTCTTTGCTCCGCAAAAATTACAACACCGTCAATTGTACAAGTTGGCATTCCACACAATATTGTTAACCCCGGAAAAGAACGTTGGTGTTACAGTATGGTAATCAATGATCCCGAAACAAACAACATGGTAACTTTCGGGCGTCTAAAGAAAGCATTTGGGAAATAACACTCTTGCAATGCAACAAAATCCTGTTACACTACAGGTTAGTGGAAACACTACATTTCAATAAGGAAGTTTATAAATGAAAAAATTTGCAATCGCATCTATCTTGGCACTAGCCGGCGTCGCCGCATCTGCCGCAAACTTTGTTCAAGTTGAGCAAGAAAACGTAGTTGGTCGTCAAGGCGCCGGCGGTAGTAACGTTAGTTATCTACGTGCAGGCAAGGACCTAGGTGATTACACCATTGGTGCCCAAGCTCGCACAGCTCGCTTTAACGCAGGCGGAATTGCGTCTAGCCTAGAAGGTACTGTTTCTAACAAGAATGTATCTGCTTTTGGCATTACTCCATTCATTGGTGCAGGTCGCGACTTTGGTGGCGATGCAACTAAGCCAGCTTATAGCTATGGTCTAGTTGGTGCAACAGCAGGTGCTAAAGTTGGCCCAGGCTTTGCATTAGTTGGTGCTAAGACTCGCGTTGGTTCTACTGAAGCCGGCGCACGTACTAAACAAACTGTTGCGTTTGCATCTTACTCTGTACCAGTCGCAAACAACACATCAGTTAACGTTGGTCTAAGCCGCTCTGGACAAGACATCAAAGAAAAAGGTGTTAGTGTAGGCGTTAGCTTTGGTTTCTAATTAGAGACTAACTTATCCAAAGGGCCTTGACGGGCCCTTTTTCGTCCTATACAATACACTAAAGGAGAAACTATGTCGATTACGATTAAGAACTTAGAAGCGGCATTTGCTGGTGAGTCACAGGCATTTACTAAGTACATGTACTTTGCTAAGATGGCACGTGCTCAAGGTTTCGAAGATGTTGCAAAACACTTTGAGCATACCGCAAGTCAAGAACTTCTTCATGCTCATGGGCATTTAGAATTACTAGTTGGTAAGCCAGATGTTAAGCATTGCTTGGAAATGGCCATTGAGGGCGAAACACATGAGTTCACAGTCATGTACCCAACAATGCAACAAGAAGCAATTGTTGAAGGTAACCGAGAAGCTGAACGAGAAGCAGCACACCAAATTGCAGAAAGCCAAACTCATGCAGAAGAATTCCGTGCAGTGTTAGCCAAAGCAGAAAAGCGTTTCAATGCGTTGAAGAAAGTTGAACAACGTCACGCAGAAGCTTACCAAGAAGTTTGGGAAGCTGTTAACACAAGTCAAGGAGCAAAATAATGGAACACGTATGCGTAGTATGCGGTCATGTACATGACGAAGCCACCGAAGGTAAATGGGAAGAACTTCCAGACACATTCGTTTGCCCTGAATGCGGCGTTGGTAAAGAAGATTACGAGACTATCTAAGTAATACTCAAGTATTACATTAAAACCTGCCACGGCAGGTTTTTCATTTGCCAAAAACGGCGTTTTCGGTTATAATATACACATACAAATAAACCTCACTCACTAGGAGCAACAAATGGACTTACTTACAGCATACGCAATATGGGCAACCGGCGCAATCCTACTCGTTGGCACATTTGCTGCTCGTGTACCACAGGAAGACGTGGGAATTGTGTTCTTTCTAGCAGTCGTTTGGCCCTTGAGCGTCCCGGCTATCCTGTTCATGTGTGCGTTGACCTTTGTGGGATGGGAGATGGACTTGGCCAAGGGTACTAAGATGTTTGGCGCTCGCAAGAGCACTAACCCGGCGGTCAAGGGTTTTGCTTTCACAGTATTCAAACAAGAATTCCAGTTCTTTAAGGTTCGTTAAGGAGTTAATGATGTCGCTTTCTATGATCGTCTTGATTGTGCTAGCAGTGATTGTAATCGGTGCAATTGCAAAGCCAGCAGAACAAGTTATGTTGATGCAGTATGTTTCTACTCACGAAACTGATCCAGCTGCACGTATGCTCAAAATCCAAATGATTCACAACCTGGACAATATCAAAGATGACTTTGTTCGTGCCCAAACTGTTAACCAAATTTTGAAATAACATGACACAAGAATACAAAGACTTTCTCAAACGAGATCTAGCGATCAACGACTATGTTGTATTCCCTGCCCCACGTGGTGGCGGCATGAAGCTAGGTAAGATTATCAAGTTTACTCCTTTGCAAATTCGCGTTGAGTGGACCTACAAATGGCGCAACGAAGTGCATTCAGAGAGCGCACCACGTTATGCTAGCCAATGCGTTCGCGTTGAAGGTCCGGATCTTACAATGTATCTGTTAAGTGGTGATTACTAACATGGCGTATGCTACTTGCACTAATTGCGGATACGAATCCAGCGATGGTCGCGGTTTTTGGGGTCTCCGGAACTACTTCAAAATCAGCGGCCACTTCTGTGGCCCATGCTATGACAAAGTATCACACGACAGTTATGGCAAGCCAGAGCAGCCCGGTGAGTACATTGCTATCCTGCTCAAACAAAAAGTGCCAGCATGAAAAACAAATTACGCCTAAACTACGATTATCACGATGTGCCCGAGCATACTGCCGAAGCATTAGAAAACTATTTCTTCTATGGGTATGAGCCGGGTAGTTTCGTGTATGCAGTACTAACCAATGACCTCATTGGTGCTTGCACCAGATGTGATCACGTTAACCGCGATCAGATTGTGCAAATTGTGAAATGGGTTATACAACGTGCGCCAGCTGGGTCTTGGGGTAGCGAACATCGTGTTCTTAACTGGATTAAAGACACGGATCAATGCCGTACTCAGTTTGTTGAAGCGTGGGAAAAGAAAGCTATGTGGGAAACTTTAGGTAGTTGATTTTGCCCATAATGGAATTTTTGCTATAATATACACATTAACAAGGAAGACACATGAACAAGCCCTGGGAAGTTATTGCAGAACTCGAAGCTACTAACAGTCGTCTCGAGAAGGAAGCAATTATTAAACGCGAAAGTGATGCTGGCAATGATGAGTTGTTTGCCGGATTTAAACTTGCGTATGATGCAATGATCACGTTTGGCGTTAAGAAAATTGAAGAAAAAACTGGCGATGGCCGCGGCATGGCGTTCAGTACTTTTATGCAACTTGCCGACAAACTGATTTCACGACACACAACTGGCAATGCCGCTATTACTAGCGTTGCATTTATTAGAATGAACTCCACAGAAGAACAGTGGAATAAATGGTACCGTCGTATTCTTATCAAGGATATGCGTTGCGGTACTAGTGATACAACCATTAACAAAGTTGCAGACCCCAAGTATCACATTCCAGTGTTTACTTGCCAACTTGCACACGATGGTGCCAAGTATCCCGAAAAGATTAAAGGTCGTAAACTTATCGAAGTTAAACTTGATGGTATGCGAGTCCTTACTATCGTGTACCCTAGTGGGCAGGTTGATCAGTACAGCCGCAATGGCAAGGAACTTGTTAACTTTCCGCACATCAAAGAACAGTTTGCAAAACATGCAAAGCTGCTCAAAGCACCAATGGTGTTTGATGGTGAGATTATGAGTGCAAGCTTCCAGGACTTGATGAAGCAAGCTCGTCGCAAGACTGATGTTCAAACCGACGATGCAGTTCTTAACTTGTTTGATCTTGTAACACTTGACGAGTTCCGTGCAGGACGCTGCGACACCGCACAAGCCCTGCGTAGCTTTGGACTTCGTGCATGGCTCACTCCACTTGCCGAACACATGCCTAACGTGGAAATGGTTGGACAAGAACTTGTTGACCTTGACACCGAAGAAGGCTATGCTCGTTTCCGTGAAATTAACCAACAAGCAATTGATGGTGGATACGAAGGCATTATGATCAAGGATCCCGATGCTCCTTACGAGTGCAAGCGTACTGTGAGCTGGCTCAAAGAAAAACCCTTTATTGAAGTGTCGCTTACTGCTGTGGCAGTTGAAGAAGGCACCGGTAAGAACGTGGGCCGCATGGGTGCGGTACTGTTTGAAGGAACTGATGACGGCAAGTTTATCCGTGTTAGTGTTGGCGGCGGTTGGAGCGACAAGGATCGTGATGACATTTGGGCTAACCGAGATGCTATCCCCGGCCAAGTTGGCGAAGTTAAAGCAGATGCCGCAACTAAGAGCCAAGATAGCGATGACGTGTGGAGCTTGCGCTTCCCCCGATTCAAAATTTGGCGTGGATTTAACCCAGGAGAAAAACTATGAGTGATCGAGCACGTGAGTATTTCAATACCTATCCTTGTCCCAACGAGCCCAAGTATTTTACTTTGTTTGGATACTTGTTTTCCGTAAACTGGGCCAATGATTGTTGGACACATATCACAGACCGCGAAAACGAAAAGACTGATTGGTTGCACTTTGGTAAAGTGCGTAACATGAACGGTCAGACCATGTACGAAATTGTTATTTGGCGTTTCTTAATGTTGTGGGGGAAATGATGGTTACTCTACCTGTAGATTTTGTTGCAACTAATGCCCCTGGCTACTTTTGGAATGTAAAGGAAAAGAAACTTTACAGCATTAAGGTAACCGGGCTACTTAAACCCCTGGCATTCCATAAAGGTGGTACCTTCTATGGTGTTTCGCATAAGCCCGGATACCAGATCAGTATTAGGGGCCGGAAACGCACACTAACACTAGACTACTTGAACTCACTTCAGCCCACAGCAAAGTGGGAACAGATTGGACTGTATGACGTTTAACGTTAGGGAAAGCCAACTAAAAACTCTGCGATCATCTGATCCGGAGTTTATGTTGCATGATGGATTAACTATTTCTCCCAGAGCAGGCTTGGAGATCTCGACAAACTGCCCAAGAGAGTATAAACTAATACTTGCAAACTGCATTGACAATGGATGGATCAAACCCATTGCAACAATTTACAAACACGAACAAACATTCAATTTACTAAAAGGAAACTAAAATGGGATATGATGCACGAGCCGTTAAAATCGGCAAACCAGTTAAAACTCTTGCCGCAACTATTTTGGATAAACATGCACGTGGTGCTTTTATCCGCAGTTACGTCAAAATTGCAGAAGACGAAGCACGCCAAAAGGGCTCCCGCAACAAAGGCGACAAGCGATGAGCTTGGAGTATCACTTCAACAATGACAACCCGGATTTCGATATCCAGGAACGTCATCGTGATATCCAAAATTTGCTTTGGAAGCATCAATGTGAAGTGACGTTTACTAAGGTAGACGGAAGTGCGCGAACAATGCCGTGTACACTTATGGCAAGTGCATTGCCTGCACGTGATGCATCTAAGCTACACGAAACTCGTTTGTACAAGCCCGAGACTTTGAGTGTGTGGTGCTTGGATAAAAGCGAGTGGCGTAGCTTCCGTACCGCCAACGTAACTCATATTAAGGTACTGTCTTGAACCCCAGCAAAAGCCCCGATCGTCATACTTTCCAAAAGAACGCATACATCAAGCGATGCGAAGAGGAAGGTGAAGAGCCTCGCGCTGAATACCTTGAATTGTATTCTAGCGAGGACGAAGCCGACGATGCGTGGGCCAAGCAAGAGGAACATTCTAATGACATGGAATGGGACTTGCGTACCAGTGATTGGATGCTGGAAAAGGTTCGCAACAGTAAGACTTACGCCCAGAACTTGTATGCGGCTATTTGCAACAACGAGTTTCAAAAGATCGAAGTGTTTCCAATTCTAGCAGGGCAAACTTGCAGTTACTCGTGGCGCTATGCTGGTGGTATTATTGCAGACATGCGCCAAGAAGGTGACTACATTGATTGGTATTGTTCCGGAATTCAAGATAGCGAAGCTATTAAAGAAAACAACGGAATTGTATCCGAAAGCGTAGTTACGCCCGAAGTCGAAGCCGATCTTAGACAGTTAGGTTGGATGGTATTGGATAACGAGGATGAAGTTTAATCTTTTACTATTAGTGGTGTTACTATCCGGTTGTGCTGCTAGCATAGTAGACACCGGAGTAACCCTATCTACTGGAAAAAGTATTGCAAGTCATGCCCTTAGTAAAACCCACAACCAAGACTGCAACACCCTGAATCTTGTCCACGGTAATGAAATCTGCAATAAACTTTACTATGGACAAACATATCAACAAAAACTATCAAAAGACTTGCTATCACAGTATTAATATTGTTATACTAGAGTCAGCTTAAACATTAAGCAACTACTTTAAGGAAAATTTAAATGACTACTATCAAGTTAAAGCGTTTCGATCTAGAAACCAAACAAGGCAAACTTTTCAAGGCGTTGGTGCTTGACAAGGAAACTTTGAGTGCCGCTCAAATTAGCAAGCGATTCGATATTAAGAATCCAAGTGCTACTATTAGCGACATCCGCGCTCGTGGTTATGCAATCTATGCAAATACACGCAAAGCAGGTAACGGTGTTCTAGTTACAGAATACCAACATGGCGAAGCAAGCCGTAAGATGGTTGCTGCCGCTTACAAAGCAATGGCAATGGGCTTAGTGTAATATTGCTGTAATATTTGGGCAACTAAATATTATTAATCGGGCACAAGATAGCGTGTCGCTGGATTTGCGTAACCAGCATAAGGGCTTAGGCCCTTTTCTCTTGACTGCTAATTCCAATTCATATATAATAGTACTATGAAAATCAATGTAATGTCCGATCTGCACTTAGAATTCTCTGACCTAGTACTACCTGGCGGGGAAGTACTCATCCTAAGTGGCGATGTTTGCGAAGCAAAGCACGTTAAAGCTGAGTACGATGTAAACAACATTCTAAACGAGGGCGACCCTAGCACCGGTAACATGAAACGCATGGACCGTTGGACTCGCTTCTTCCACGAAGAATGTACCAAGTACGAAAAGGTCTTTTATGTTGCTGGCAATCACGAACACTATGGCTACACATACCATAAGACCATTCCTCATCTAAAGGACATGATGCCTGCTTGTGTTACTGTGCTTGAAAAAGAAGCCTGTGAATATCGCGGGGTTTTATTCCTAGGTGGTACGCTGTGGACTGACATGAACAACTTTGATCAGCTGACGTTATACCATATGAAGTCAATGATGAACGACTATCGTCAGATTACTATGCTTAACGAAGCCAAGAGTGTTTACCATCGCTTGGTGCCAGAGCATACTACAACCGAGCACGTCAAGACTAAAGAGCTGTTCAAGTTTTACTTGGAAGAAAATCGCCGTCGCGAGACGCCACTGCCTGTGGTTGTGCTAACACATCACGCACCGAGTAAGCTGTCTACTCACCCGCACTATGCAAATGATACTATCATGAATGGTGCTTATAGTTCAGACCTAAGTGAGTTTATCCTTGACAATCCAGAGATCAAATACTGGACTCATGGACATACACACCATACGTTTGAATACAAAATTGGTGATACGACTATTATGTGTAACCCCCGAGGTTATGCAGGATACGAAGCCCGCAGTCAAGAGTTTGATCCTACACACGGGTTTGAAATTTAAGCCCAAACGTTTCAACGCTCCCATAATCCCCATAATTTAAAATTGAGTTTGTGGGTGTATTATGGGAGTCTATCTTTGTCTTTATAATTCCATACATCTTATTGTATAGAATATTCCACTCATGCCATTCTTTAACATCGTTTAATATCCTGCGGTAATAAAGCAATGCTTGGTGATTGACGCTTTCAGTTGTTGCATTAAAATACGTGAACTTTGCATAGATAATATTTGGGTCCGAAGTTAGCACATATTCGGACTTCCAACCATGTGTGCCATTTGCATAATCGCGTAATCGGCAATATTGATCACGAATAGTGTTGAGTTCTTCGTCTTTGTTGTTTATAATGTATTCATATGCCCAAGGGATAGAGGCGTTAGGTCTTTTTAGTTCGTGCAATATTACTTGGTTGGGCATATTAAATTTAATTAATTAATGAGTTATAACATATATAGCAGTCCAAACTACACCTATGGAAATATTACTCTAAATACTCCCAATACTACCGGAAGTGTTTATACCATCGGAGTAGGGGCAAACGGTACAAGTGCAACCGACTGGGCTAATGCCACGTGGACTACAGCGCCAGTGACTATTAGTCAAAAAGCAACCATCGACCTTAAAGGTGAGGATGCCGACATTGTTATTAATGGTGAGAGTCTAAATGAAACCTTAAAGGGCATCAAGGATGCATTACGTATTCCGGGTAAATTAAAACGAGATGCCAAGTTAGAGCAGGACTGGGAAGAACTCAAGGCCGCAGCAGACCATTATAATAAGTTGCTTAAAGAATATAGCGAAAAGCAACGAGTATGGGACACGCTCAAAACTGAAGACAAATAATTCGTTATTATGTATAATAAACACATGAGCACAATTATTATTGAAGGTCCCGAAAGGGCAATTCGAGCAGGTACGTGGGCGGAGAATAACATTAAAGATACTTGGAATTTGAATTTAATGGATCCATTTTCTAACAATTATCATTTTACATTTTCCAATCCAGACGAAGCATCAATGTTTGCACTCAAATGGGCACAGTAAAAGTTTTAGTTCATAAATTCTCATTAGGGGATGTTGACGATCCAGAAATATATGCGGCGCAGCCTATATATGAATGGCAACAGACTGAAGCTGGCAAATGGGTCATGGATCACAGCGTAGACACATACTGGTTGAAGCATAATGATTATCAGTCGTATAATTACCAATATAAAATTGTAGCAACATTAACTGAACAAGACGCAACCTACTTTGCATTAAAATATGATAACGCTGGAACATCATGAATGGAATCGCATACGCAAAGTGCTCAAAGAAGAGTATGCGTGGAAGCCTAGCGTTCTGCTAATTCGTGAAACAATGAAGCGTGAACTAGGATTCACTACACGTTATCACAGAGTGTACAAAGAGCAAACAGGGTACATCGAACGTGTATGTTTGGATTTCTATAATGATGCTAGTGAAAGCTGGTTTAGATTAAAGTACATGAACCGTGAGTGACATTTTTAAAATCAAAGCGATGTCTGCACCCCGGCAGGGGTTAAACTATTCTGTTTCGTGGGACGGACGTGGCATTGTAAGCAAGCAACAACAACTAACCAAAATTTGGAAGGCTGCGTTTGATGCTTGTAAAAAAGGCTTCCAAGTTGGATTTAGTTTTGATTCTGGCGAAGCTGTAAGAATTGATGCATCTGTAGCATATAGTGATCAATACCAAAGTGTTGATTATTTGATTCACTTGGTTTCAAAACACGGCGGCATTGTTGGTGTAGGCTTTGCATATCGCGAAGAAGCAGAAGAATTTGTAGATGCAATGGAAAAACACATTGCATGGAACTTACTAAAGCGTGACTTCAATGAATGATATATTTGCTCATTGGAAGGAACAGCGTTTTATTATTGCACCAGGTGATCTAGTGGACAACGAAAAGCTAGTTATCCTCACTGACTACAATTACTGGGCAGATAATACAGACGAGTTAATTGCTTGGTGTAAAGAACGCAATGTAGTTACACAAGGTATGACTGTAGTATTTCCCAATGATGTGTCTTTAACAGAATTTGTACTGAGGTGGTCATGACAAATTACAATCCTAACACAGCCGCAAGTGTAACAGCTACGGCGCAAAAGATACTCATGCCAATGATTAGGCAAGTATATCCTCAACTGTTAGCCCAAACTATTCTGGGCGTACAACCTATGACAGGGTCAGTTGGTGAAATCTTTACTATGAAGGGAAGTTACAAACCACAATCAAAATACAAATTCAGTCGTGCTAAATGGTACTACGCAGACCATCGCTATGAAGATTATGATGATGTTATGGCATGGTGCACGGAACAGTTCGGTCCGCGACCTAGACATCCCGATGCATGGACACGCTGGACAGATGAACACATTGATCGTATTCGATTCCGTGATGAAAAAGACGCCGAGTGGTTTACATTGAGGTGGTCATGAGTTTATATACCCATGAAAGTTTAAAGCGTAAGCTAAAGAGTTTTGTGCCTGACGCACAGACTCCATCGGATGCCATTGCTGCTATTAAACGTAGCGGGCTATTTCAATCATGGCAATGGACCGGTGTTACTGAGTTTGGAATCGTATTAGGTTGGTGTGAAGAACACTTCGGCGACAACTACATTTGGAATTTTGAAACTGTATACTTTAAACACGAAAGTGACTATACTGTATTTGCTTTGAGGTGGTCATGAGCTTTAATGGTATGGATCGTTTGGCGCAAGCATGGAAGTACGGGATACTTGATGATGACCACAATGCCAGACTTTATTTCTTTGAGCCGTTTGACGACCGTGGCTGGCTCAGAGATGATGAACACCGGTGGTATCGGTTAAACTGTTCATATCGGTTTGGTGATTGGATTGAACAACAGGACAAAGGCTCGTGGGAAGCATATGGTGGCAGACATCGTGCGATCTATCTTGTGCGTGATGACCTGTATTCTTTTATAAAGTTGAAGTGGCTATGAAACTTAAAACTGGCCGCAGTATTGGGTGGAACTTAGAGTACGCAACAATGGAAATTACACAACGAATTACAGATGGTGCAGACTGCTATCCATGGCGCAAGACGTTTGCCCTGTGGCCGGTTAAAACCATTGGGGGCAAATGGCTGTGGTTACGTACAGTATACAAACAGAAATTCTGGGCTGTTTGGGGAGCAGGCTTCCATATGGAGCCATGCGTAGAATACGCAGAATTATTTGATATTTTAGCAAATGATCACTAAATGGCGTGTACGCAATGATGCAACGGTGTTTGGATGTAAGTATTTTACATTAGAACCAAGTTGGATCGAGTGGGGCGATCGCAACAACGAATGGAATAGTTGGGTAGACTGGTGCCGGGAAACATATGGTGGCACCGGGGATTTATTTAATCAAGAACCTGTTGCAAGATGGTACGCAAATAGCTCAAGAATGTGGTTTCGAAATGAAGAAGATGCTATAATGTTCTTATTAAAATGGAGCTAACATGGCAACTGAAATTAAACTGGATCGCAAACACCACGACAAACTTGTAGAAATTGAATCATGGTGCCGGGAACGTTTTGGGCTCGGCAGTCGCCGCTTTGTTAAAAATACATGGCTTGGTATGGATGATTGGTTCTACTACGAAGAACGGGTAGAGCACGTTCAAGAGCTAACTGAAGAACAAATTGCAGAAGGCGAAACACTGCACGTTGATGCAAGCGACGACGAGGAAAGTGATTTGATCTTTGTTTTCCGTCGCGATGCCGACGCTTCTGTGTTTAGCCTAAAATGGCAGTAACATACAAAACTAATTCAAAATTTCCGGGTGTTAATTTTCCCGTGTTGCATCGTGTGGTTTACGCACACACGCTAGATGGGGTACCGGCGCAATGGCAAATAAGTTACAAAGACTATAGAGTTAACGAGTGGCTTAAAGAAAACTGCAAGCATCCTTACTATCACAGTCCCGGGTATCTTCGCGAAAAGTTCATCGAGTTCGAATGTGATTATGACGCTATGATGTTTGCATTGAGGTGGGCATGACACTACGCACCGACATTCGTCCATATTTTCCCAAGATTGCTAATTGGTATTGGGATAATAAGGATCCAGCAACTGATGGGAGCATCTGGGATTGTCTCAAACGCGACCACGATGTTGTTAAGATTGGGTCAATGGGTAGCAAGCCTGAGTTATGGGTTTCGTTCCCAGATGAGCAGCACCTGACTATGTTTATGTTGAGGTGGTCATGATTAAGCAGGGCTTGTTTGATGATTATCACGTTATGGTAGAAGTTGGCGACCTGGAGCGACCACGCCGTCGAGAAATAATCAAATGGTGCAAGGAAAATATTGCACTAAACGATGGCAACGGTCCATTGGGTCATTGCAGGAAATACGCATTCACATATGAGCTATTTCCCAATTACACAAACTTTGTTTTTGATCGTGAGGCAGATGCATTAATGTTTGCACTGAAGTTTGCATGAGACATTTGAAGAAAGAACTGTGGCCACATTGTGTATCAGTAAATTCGGACTTAAAACGAGAAATAACCCCAATTGAAGAATGGTTAGGTGAACAGCTAGGACCTTTTAAAGATCGGTGGAATTGTGTATACCAACACAACCGTACAGATTTTTACTTTCGCAACGGGCAGGATGCTACACTATTTGCACTGAAATACTCATGAAGTACTATAATCTCAACAAAACATTCTACGATGGGTTCGCTTATCAGATTCCCTTCAACGTACCCGTTCATTGGGCTATCGTTGATTGGGTTTGTGAAGATATCGATAATCGTCGTTGGAGGCGTGGTCTGCACGCCAGTGATCGTGACAAGCATTATGTTGAGTTGAAAAACGAAGAAGACCTAGTATACTTTATGCTTAAATGGGCATAACATCGTTTATTTTGATTGAAATGGATATAATGCTATAATAATGGCATGACTTACAATGTTTGTATCAATATTAAACGTGATCAAGTTCTCCCAGATGTTTTTACTTGGCTAATGCATCAAGATTTGGTCCAGCATGAAGACTGGGACTTTACCAAGCCAGACTATTTCAAAGACGACTGGGATTATACATTCAAGTTTAACCAGCAGGAACATGCAACTCTGTTTGCATTGAGGTGGGCATGACAACAAAACTTATAGTGAAACCAAGGACAAAACGTCCTTATTGGATTGATGTTTGTCCACCACACAACTGGGATAAGTCTGCTGTGTGGCACTGGTGCATTGCAAACTTTGGTCACAGGAACTACAGAACTGACAATCCTCGTTGGACTGCAAACATGAAATATAGTTGGGATGGCGGATTCAAGTTTCGTGACGAGCAAGATGCATTGTTGTTTATGTTGAGGTGGGCATGATTGAACTCAAAATAGATAAAAGACTGCGTAATGCGTATGGTGAGCGAGGCACCCAAGTTACATGGCAATGGTGTGTGGATAACTTTGGGCTACCAGAACCAAACGGCAAGCGTTGGGCATGGGATACTATGCGAACATTTTGGTTTCATAAAGAAGAAGATGCTACACTGTTTGCATTGAGGTGGCTATGAGTAAATTTGCAATTGACAAGAGATACAATCACATTGGTATTAATTTCACTTTCTCTGCAGAAGAGTGGGATGAAATTTATGACTGGTGTAACAACCGACCTGAATACGATGCTTTTGCAACCGGTATAGTCTATCGTACTGAACAAGATTTAACAGCATTTTTGTTGAGGTGGGCATGAAAAAACAAACATTGGTAGTAGACTTGGAAAGCATGGCTAATGTGCCCCAGTATCAAAAAGACATTTTTGACAAATGGGTTGGGGGAATCGCTGCCGGCACAATGAATGTAATCAGCGTAGGTCGCCAGACTGGCAAGAGTATGATTTCTTCATACTACTATTCGGCATCAAAACAGCGAAGCATTTCTGTAATGGGTTCTAACTTATGTAAAGAAATCTTTTTACCAATGCATCCTGCTACAAAACCCAAGTATCAATTCAGTCGGGCTAAATGGTATAGTGCTGAGATAACGGGTCATGCAACGTGGCGTATGTCAGACGAGTATAACGAAATCATTGAATGGTGTACTGAACATTTTGGAAAACATCCCGATAAACCAGATGCGTGGAGTCGTTGGTGGGTCGGTCTAGGAGTTATCAACTTCCGCGACGAAAAGGATTTTGTGTTTTATAAGTTGAGGTGGGCATGAAAGTTTATACTAAGAATACCGAGCGTCCTATTTCAGAAATGACTGAGATATGGAAATGGATGACTGACATGTTTGGTCCCCCAGAAGCACACAATGGTAACAAGAAGCGTTGGACTTATGGTAAAGATCATCCAGGATTCTTGGGCAGTGAACTAATTGACGGTACTTGGGACATTGAATGGTTTGACTTCCGTGACGAGGAAGATGCTACATTGTTTGCACTAAAGTGGCTGTAATGTTAAAAACAAAACGCAAAATATCAGATTTGGAACGTGACGAAATTCACCGTAGCCGTCCATTGATGAATTACAGTGGATTTAGTGATAAGTGGACAAGTGTGCAAGTAGGGGATCAATTTGCCGGTAGCTGGCAATGGGGTCAAGGGCCGTTTTACGATTGGTGTGATGAGAATTGCACTGACATGTATAATATTGTTAAGTATGATCGTGACACAGTTTACGGTCGTTTTAGAAATCCAGCAGACGCCACAGCGTTTGCATTGAGGTGGTCATGAGAACAAGTATTTGGTATCGCACAGAAGAACAGTCACCGGACAAAAGTGACTACTACCTAAGTTATCGCGGTTTTGGTATGGGCGGCATGAGCGACTATGATCATGCTAACGGCTATATGTACTACGACAAGAAAACTGATACGTGGTACGATTACAATGACATGCGTGATCCTGCTATTGTGTATTACTGGACTGACGCTGACCCGGAGCAGTGGTGCGAAGAGGACCCACCTAGCATTAAGATTCGCAAAGGTTATTCACCAAAGAGTAGCATACACGACATTCCGGCTGTACATGATGCATGGGAAGATGTACAGGAAGCAATTAAACGTTACGAAACAGTAAAAGCACTATGTCAAAAATGAAACTGGTTAAGCAATGGTATTTGTCGTTCTTTGATACACAGGACATTGAGTACATTAGCGACCTAGGCTGTGACTACGAAATCAATGATACAGTTAAAACCCAAGATGTAACTGCACCAAACGGGCAAATTTATCGATATGTTGTAGAGCGAGATCTACATTATGGTATCTATATTTTTACCGAAAATGACAAGCAAGAATCAATGATTCAGTTAAAATACAGTGAGAACCTTACATTGATGAGAATGTGGTACGCAAACGAATGGACACGATATGAACTGCAACCTGACATATAACGAACTACGTGATCACTTAGATCGCTATAGCACAGACCCGATGGTGCATAAGTTGCTCGAGTACATTAACGACAAAGAAGAAAACATCATCGAAGGTCTAATTGACATAGGCATGGATCCTATTAATGGCCGAATCGAAGGAGACAATGGATGGAGCTTACCCGGGCCCTATATATCCGAACTTCGTAACGATGTCGATTACTATCAGCGTGAATCCCAGGAATGGGAAGAAAAGTATGAGGACATGAAAGAGGAACGTAATCGCTTAAAAGCTCGTAGTGTTGCAGACTTGTTAGCCGACATGAATGAAAAGATCAAACGTGCCGAAGCAGAAGCACGGGAAGTAGATCGCATTGCCACCCAGCTCAAAGCACGTAACAAGGATCTTGAAGAAAAGATCAATGTATGGAAAGTATTAGAATCGTAAAGCAATACGGCATAGCCATTGAAAGCTGGCCATGGCAACAGCAAGCTGATGTACGAAACTGGCTGGGCAAAAACTTCGGTCCCGGTGGTTGGGGCGAAAAGAACTGTGACAAGCGTTGGGGCCAACAATCTGATTACGGACTAGAAAACTTGTACATGGACGAAGATGTGTATACTGCTTATTTGTTGAGGTGGGACCATGCCAGATAAATTTCGTGTTGATCTCGGAACACTGTGGAAAGAACCATGGCCCAAATACTTTGATAATTTCTACAATCATTGCAAAAACATTGCAGTTAAAGGCAAGTATCATGTGGACACAGTTGCAAACTACGAACTGCGCCCAATGGGTGGTAAGCTAATTAAGACCTCAACACAAGGCTGGTACTTGCGCTGGGACAACGAAGCCAACCATACTGCATTTGTACTGAGGTGGAGTTAATGGAAGTATATTATATCACGTGGGATGGTGCTGACTATCGACGTTGGTGTGTTACTTGCCCAAGTTTGCCAGCAAATGATCAATATGAACGCAGGCAATGGTGTTACTCACAGGACATGGATTTTGTAAACATTGGAGTCAGATTCTGGTTTGCAGAAGAAAAAGAAGTAATGTTGTTTAAGTTGAGGTGGTCATGACTCTTACACCAAAATACGGTTACGGCCCAAATTGTTATGTTGTGAGGTATCTTTGGGAGTTTGATCGGATCCGACGCTGGATGCACGAAAATGGAGTCGACTATTGGCACGTAAGTTCTGGACCAGAAGGCACAGGATTTCAAGTAACATCTAATGTAGAATGGTTTAACTTAAAATGGCTGTAACAGAAATACAATTTGGTAAGGACAAGTACCATGAAGTCGAAACTATGATAAAGTGGTGTTATGAGCATTTTGGCGAAGGTGGCTGGCTAGCCAAGCCCGGTAGTAAATGGTCAGTTGACTCAGGATTTGGCAACACTTTCTTTATTTTTAAAAATGAAAAAGATGCTACAATATTTGCATTGAGATGGAAATGACCTATTGGCGAGAACTATACACCGACGATTACCTAATGCGAGTTTTAAACAAAAAATATTGGCCGCACCAACATGTAGTTAACGATGTTTCGTTAGCTGAGAAATGGTGTTATGAAAACTTTAAAAGTTCCAATTGGCGCAATGTCGGAAAAACTTTTGCATTTAAACACGGCCAAGATGCCACACTGTTTGCATTGAAATGGATTTAAAATTAACGTGGCACAAACTTAACCGGTATCCTCGGGGCCGATGGTTGCAAGCCTTCTGGCCAGATTTCACTGACATAGAACCAACTCTAAATGAAATTCAGCGTTGGTGTAAAGATAACAATTGCGGCACACGAATGAGTTACGATATGTGGCGATTCAAAACTCGTGCAGAAGTAACAGCATTTTTGTTGAGGTGGTCATGAGCAACGCAGTATATCCTTACAGAATCGAATACCCCAGAACATCTGGGTGGTGGGACTCAGATTGGCGCAACATATCCGATTGGTGCAATGAATGTATTGCTCCAGGTGAATGGAATTACTACGGCGAGTCGTTTGTCTTTGCAAATGAAGCAGACTACATGCTGTTCAAGTTGAAGTGGCTATGAGTCATTTACCACGCAATGGTCGTTATGAAATCTTTACTCATGGGTTTAAAACACACTGTTTTGACGACCCAAGTCTCGATGAGTTTAGAACACCCGAAGGCATGTTTGAATGGATACGTGAGCAAGACACGAAATATTGGGAACCGATGCTAGATGCACCGGAAAGCAATGTTGCGTTATACTTGCAACCAGAATTATATACATTGTGGAAACTGAAATGGGCAAAGTAAATGAATAGTAAACAACGCAGAAATCAACGAGTATTTACACACGAAGTTACTCTAGTGTGCAAGAACGACGAACGTTACTTTGAATTTGAACGCAGAGTAGACGAAGCAAAAGGTTGGCTACAATGGCGTACTAAGCGCAAACAGTATACGTTGGGTCAACGTGGCTACGACCGCCAAGTCTTCAAATTCCGCCAGCCAGGATTGGCATCTATGTTTGCGTTAAAGTGGACATGATAGATAATTCATATATTGAAAAAATGGCCAATGATCTTGCGACAATGATTAACGAAGAAATTGTTAACCAAGCTATAAGGAAAGATGTTATGTTAAAAGGTTGGACTTGTGCGCCATTTACTACTGATCGATTTGTGTATCCCTTTGAATTTCGTCTTGACGAAGTGACTGCTTGGCTACATACTAATACTACAGGCGAATATCGAGTATTCGGCAAAGAGTTTTGGTTTAAAAGTAAAAAAGATTTAACAGCATTTATTTTGAAATGGGAATAGTATGAAATCACTTGTATGTGATCAATTTGCGTCAATTGACGCATTAGAATTTAAAGACTTACCTGATCCGGTACCGGGCGAAGGTGAAGTAGTAGTTGATGTGGCGTACTCGTCAATTAACTTTCCGGATACGCTAATTGTACAGGGTTTGTATCAACTTAAGCCCGAGTTACCGTTTACTCCGGGGCATGAATGTTCGGGCATTGTATCAGCAATCGGACCAGGTGTAACTAATTGTAAAGTAGGCGACAGAGTATATGTTAGTTCCACTATTGGAAGCTTTTCGGAAAAGCTAAAAATCACATCAAATCGTTGCCGTGTATTGCCGCCAGATGTAAGTTTACGTGATGCTTCTGTGCTAGCTGTTGCGTACATTACTTCGTATCATGCACTTAAAAACAAAGCAAACTTGCAACCAGGCAAGACAGTATTAGTACTGGGTGCCAGTGGCGGTACTGGAACTGCGGCAATTGAAATTGCAAAGACTATCGGAGCCAGAGTTATTGCTGCTGCAAGTACACAAGAAAAGCTAGACTTCTGCAAACGTATGGGCGCCGACGAAGTTATTAACTACGACACCGAAGACCTTAAAGCAAGAGTTTGGGAATTAACAAACAAGCAAGGTGTGGATGTAGTGTATGACCCAGTTGGTGATCGGTATGCCGAGCCCGCAATGCGTTCACTAGGATATGGTGGCAAGTACTTAGTTGTTGGCTTTGCTGCTGGGGCAATTCCGCACATTCCACTTAACTTAGCACTGTTAAGCGAACGCAGTATTATTGGTGTTTATGTTGGTGCATGGGCACCACGTGCTGGTAAAGAAATGTTCATGGCAGCGCAAGCGTTAAATTCATGGACAAAAATGGGCAAAATTAAGCCCGGTGCGTCTATTACAAAAACGTTTAAGTTTGATGAAGTAAAAGAAGCACTAAAGTTTGCAACTACAAGGAATCTTATTGGTAAAGTATTAATCGAAATCAACCCTAATTTAGGTTGATAACAACGATATTTTATCGTATAATACAGATATGAAAGTTTACATTAACAAATACAAGGATCACTGGATTAGTCCCTATACAATGTTGGACTATGTGTTCTTTTGGACTGATTGGTCGAAGTGCAGCCGTGGGTGGACGCTAACCGACACACTAAACGACGAATCCGACACTCTTAATGGTGGGAAAAGTCGTTATGTAGAGCGTCCGGACTGGCTTGAACCTTGGGCAGACCGTCTTATGCCCATTAGCCGAGCAATCCAGTGGGTATGGGACAAAGTTGATCGCAAGATTGATTATGTTAAAATCGATCGCTGGGACACTTGGAGCATGGATCATACCTTGGGCAAAATTGCTTTGCCAATGTTAAAGCAACTCAAAGCAACCAAGCACGGTAGCCCATTCGTTGACGACGAGGATGTGCCTGAAGAACTCAAGTCCACTTCTGCTCCCCCAAAAGAAAACGATTACGACACAGACGACAATCATCACAAGCGTTGGGATTGGGTCATGGATGAAATGATCTTTGCGTTTGAACACAAGCTAGATGATTCGTGGCAAGATGCGTACCGCTCAGGTACACACGATATGCAGTGGATTCCGGTAGACAAGGACGGCAACGAAGTTCCTAAGGGAGAACATAAATACTATCAGATGAAGGATGGTCCTAACAACACATACAAGTGTGACTATGATGGGATTAAGTTAGTGGAAACTCGTATTCAAAACGGCTTCCGTTTGTTTGGCAAGTATTATCAAGGTCTTTGGGATTAATATGGAAGAATTTTTGACTCTAGTGCTGGAAATAGTTCTGTGGTATGCCTTTTTCCAATTGGTGTTCACACTGTACAAAGTGTGGGCGACTTCAAAAGAACTAGTCGAAGTAAGGAATGAATTCAAGGAACAACTGATCAAAAAGATTCATTATATTAACCAAGAACTCCACGGCGAGTGCTACTATTGGTTTGATAAAGAAACGGATCAGTTCCTTGCACAAGGCATAAATGAGTCCGAAATTCGCGCACACTTAATGGAACGGTTCAAAGACCACATCTTTGTACTAGACGACAAACGTGCAATGTTTGGTCCCGAACTAAAAATTGTCCCAATCGATCAACTACCAAAGTTATTCAATGCAAGCACAAAAACCAGCTGAAGGCATTATGATCCAAAAGGACTGGGGCAAGGCCCGGTCTTACACTGTTGCGTGTGATTGTGGAGATCACGAGCACAATGCACACATGTGGATCGAAGTGTCCCCAGAAGCAGACGTACAGGATATTACTCTGACGTTCTACGTACAAACCACTAACAAGTGGTGGGATAAAAATCGCTTTAAGCAGATTTGGGAAATCATCACAAAAGGCTATACAAAGAACGAAGCCACTGTTATACTAAGTAAACAGGGCGCATTGAACCTTTCAACTGTAATCCGTAATTCTGTAAACGATCTTTCTAAAAAATGAGTATGCACTTACACCACCCTAGCCTTAGCCTTAGTGGCAAGCGCAAGGGCAAAGTTAAATTCCGTAACGCAGAAGAAGCTCGCAAGGCACGTGAGCTAGATGCATCGTGGAAGGAACTTCAAAAGAAATGGGACGTTGACGCCGAAGATAAAAAGCGTAAACGTGCGTTAGCAGCGCCTGCTTTGTCATACAAGTTGTCTGCTCCTGCAGGGCGTGGATCCACTGCACACATCCCTAGCCGTGTAACTGAAGGTGGCAGTACTGCACCTGTTCATAAAGTATACACAGGCACAAAGGTAATTGGAATTGGCACAATGCACAAGTCCAATGCTGTACCTATTTTTAGCGACGAAGAAGCTATTGAAATTAGTAAAATGCGTAGATAATGAAAGTTAACTTACCGGATCACCTTTTTTATTCATTGGTTGATATACCACACCCACCTCAAGATATCATTGACTCGGTTATTAAGACCGCAGAAGAAAATTATGCAAATGGTGATACAAATGCACAGTTTCTAACTCGCCCGTCAATTACAGATGAACAGATGCTGCAATACATGGCAACTAGGTTATCTAAAATCGAAGGCAAACCGTACATACGTGCCGATTACAGACGTTATACTGTAGAGGACAAAGTTAAACAATGGTTTGAGGAAAACGTTACAACTGACTATAACCAAATCGGTAGTCAAATGATGACAAACAACGGTGGCGACCCATATCCAGCTACTACGTTTGGTGGTATTTTTACTCCGCATACCGATGGCAACATCAGGATGTACGTATTAAACTACATTATTAAGAATGGTAGTGACAAAGCTGAAAACATTTGGATGTCGGAACCGCACAAAGGGCTAATCAGAGATGGAGATCCAATTCAATTCCCCGACTCAGAAAACTTAAAAGTGATTAAATCGGTAATACTCCCTGAAAGATCATGGTGTATGCTATACGGTAAAATTATTCACACAGTTAGAAACTTAGAAACAAATAGGATACAAATAAGCGTAGGATTTTCGCAAGAGCAATTTGATAAACTACGAGAAAAATTTAAGATAGATCTTAAGAATTATGGCTAAAGAAGAATCGATTAAAATGTCGGGCAAAGTTGCAGAAGTGCTGCCCAATGCAATGTTTAGAGTTAAACTAGAAACAGGGCATTTAGTAATTGCTACCTTAGGTGGTAAATTAAGGAAAAACAGTATCCGAATACTGCTCGGCGATGCAGTGGACATCGAAATGAGCCCGTATGATATGACCCGCGGTAGGGTCGTTTACCGAAACAAATAACCCAAGACTTGATAACCTATAGTTTTGTGCTAAATACAGCATATTACTATAGGTTATTCTCATGAGTTTTGCTAACATTAACATCGGTACTACCCCAGGCGATCACAGTGGTGATCCATTACGGGTTGCATTTAACAAGATCAACAATAACTTCCAGCAAATCGCAAACGGTAACGTTGCGATTAATGTAACGTCTCCGGTGCAATCGGTTGCAGGAAGAACTGGTAACGTTGTTTTAACTGCTGCTGATGTAATTGGGTCCATTACAATGGGCAACGTACAGGCTGCAATGAATGACTTTTCTGCTGGCTTTGCAACTAAAAACGATTTAGCTGCAAATATCCACTCAGTAACTGGCACGGTAGTAACTGAACTTAATACATTAGAAAAAATTGCAACTACCCTAGGAAACAGTGCATCGTTTGGTTCTGATGTTCTTGGTAACTTAGCAACTAAAACAACCCAAATTAGCGCATTGCAATCTAATGCAATGGCCCAACAAGAGTCAATAAACTATTTGTCAGATAGCATCATTGCTGCTAATATTGCTATTGCACAAAATGCCTCAGACATCCAAACACTATTCTCTAATGCCGCTAGCCAAGCAAGTTACTTAGGCAACTTAACTGCTAACGCTGCTTCACAAGGTTTGTATCTTGACAGCCTAACATCTAACGCAGCCACCCAAGCATCATCACTTGACACGTTAACGGCCAATGCTGTAGCTCAACAAACTACATTAATTTCATTGTTCGCTAATGCTGCAACACAGGATGCATCTCTTACAACTCTAATTGCCAACGCAATATCACAGCAATCAACGTTGGGAAATTTACTGGCAAACGTAACTTACATTGAGGGACAAATTGATGGTGCCAACGCTGCTATTATTACAGCCAATACCGCATTAAAGGGTTACGTTGATGTACAAATTGCTGCCGTTAACCAAGGATGGGGTGCTAATGCTGAATCTGTACAGAGCCAATTAACTGCTGCCAACGCTGCTATTATTACAGCCAATACCGCATTAAAGGGTTACGTTGATGCACAAGATACTGCGGTTACTAACGCATGGACCGCTAACGCAGTTACTACCCAAAGCCAATTAACTGCGGCAAATACCGCAATTACCACAGCCAACACCGCAATGAAAAGCTATGTTGATAGTCGCGAAACTGCTATCACTAATGCATGGACTGCAAACGCAGCATCACAACAAACTTCTATTGCTAGTTTAATTTCGGGTGCATACACCAATAGTAACGTTGCTGCATACTTGCCAACCCACACTAGTAACATTGGTGGCAAAGATTTATTATTAACAGGTAACATTCAAACATCCGGTGCCTTCCTTACTTCTAAGCATCAATTTAGAGGATTTGCAAGTATTGGTAACTTTGTTGATGGTACTCAGGCTGCTCTGTTAGTTGTTAACGCATCTGCATCACAACCAGTATCAACCGCTGCAACTATGCAAGTAGTTGGCCCAGTTACTGGTATCCCTGTACAAATTGCACTAGACTCACACACTGCTGCTGCGGCACCAACATTTATTGGTAGACGTAGCCGTGGTAACTTAGTAGTGCCTACTGCTTTACAATCAGGCGACTTAATTACATCTTTTGCAGCCAAAGGTTATGGCGCAACTGGTTTTAACACTGCAACTGCTCCGGGTTTTGCAGTATATGCAACTGAGAACTTTACTGATACCGCACAAGGTACACACTCAGTTATTTCGTATACCACTCCAGGAACAACTAACACAATCCACCACACTCGTTTTGACAGCAACGGTAACGTATTAATTGTTGGCGGGTCAACATCTATTTCCCCAACAACAGGTGCGTTAGTTGTTAACGGTGGTGTTGGTATTGGCGGTAATTTACATTTAACTGGTAATATCCAATCTCTAAACAGCATTACAACTTTGAGCGACATTAATGCTAGTGGGTCATTATTTGCAAATGCTCAAATTGTATCAAATACCGCAGTATATTCTCCAAAGTATTACTTTGCAAACGGAGCTCCATTATCGTTCTCGTTTGATACTGCGGCAGCAACAACATTTATTAGAAACTACGGTGGTAATACATATATTGCAAATCTGCAAATACATAATGCCACTATTACTGGTGACGGTTCCGGACTACCATTAATCTTCGATATGCAAAACACCATCGCCAACCATACGTTGCAGGCAGAAGGTATGTTGGTTGCTAATGCAAGCACACAATCAACTAGTGCATACGATGGCGCATTGCTGGTACCGAATGGCGGCGCGGGTATCCAGGGTAACGTATTCTGTGCAATTCAGCCCGATACTCGTATTCAAGCAGGTCAAGGCGGCACATATCTGCCAAACGTTATCGGACAGTTTACTAGTGACGTTAACAACTATTCCCAAGTCAACATGCAAAACTTGCACCACGGTTCTTTTGCAAGTAGCGACTTTGTTGTAACTGCCGATAACGGTTCAGACACTGAAAACTTCGGTGACTTTGGTATCGCTAATAGCCAATACATGTATCCAGGATACGAAGCTATTTTACCAAACGACACTTACTTAATTGCAAACGGCGGAAACCTATTAATTAACGCAGGTTCGCCAACTAAGACTATTAAGTTTGCAGTTGGTGGTAGTGATGCCACTGATATTGTTGGCAACTGGAGTAATGTAGCCCTAACGGTTAGCACAAACCTAGACGTACTAGGAGATATTTCCTATACTCCAGCCAATGCAAGTAACTGGAATACATCTATTACGTCAATTAGTCAAGCACTTGATGAATTGGCCGAAAGACTAAGAACTGCAGGATTCTAAATATACGCAGTTTAACCCAAAACAAGCATAGATTCCAGTTACGATAAATAACATATAATAACGGAATCTATGCTTTATGACAACCGCGGCACACTTAGACACAATTAATGTAGGACTTTCTGACAATGACGGCAGAGGATCAACGATCCGCGATGCCTTTATGTTAGTTAATAACAACATTAATAAGTTAAATTTCCAACTTAATAGTGACGGTACGCACTCTGCTCAATACGCAGGCACATATCTAACACTTACAAACGACTTATATGCTAACGCAGGTACCATTCAAGGTGCAACTGTTAAAGCATCGTCAATGTTTGTTAACGGAAGTCCTGTACTAACATCACAATCTGGTGGTTGGGCTGGTGGTATGATTCCGTACTACGGTATTTTTGCTAACACCGACCCAAGTTACAGCACAACAACTGGTGTTGTTCAAGTTGCTGGTGGTGTAGGTATTCAAGGAAACTTAAACTTAGGTGGTTTACTAAATGTAGATGGCAACGTTAGTTTAGGTAACGTTACAGCAAGTGGTAAATTAGCCATTAGCAGCATTAACACAACCGGTACAGGCACATTTAACCAACTTAGTGTTGCTGCTGGGTCCACACTTGCTGGCACAACACTGTTTGCTGGCCCAAGTACGTTCAACGGTTCCCCTGCTTTTAACGCAGTTTCTGCGTTTAACAACGATGCAACGTTCTTTGCTAACGTAACCCTAAACGGAACTATTAACGGATCTGGTGGATTAAACTTATTCCAAGCGACATTAACACAAGGTTCTATTAGAACGCTTGACGCAACTAGCATCCAGGCTCGTGCCATTGGTAACGTAACACCGGGCAGTGGTGCTTTTACAACTTTAACATCTAGCGGTACATTTACAGCTAGTGGGCAGTTAAAAGCTAATAGCGGAGCAGCAAGTACAAGTACAACAACTGGTGCTTTGATTGTTGCAGGTGGTGCGGGCGTTACAGGCGACATGTTTATTGGTGGTAACTTAACTGTTCAAGGCACAACATTAACAGTTAACACTGAGATTATTAACCAATCTGTTGTTATTGCAACTTCGATTTCTAGTCCAACTGTTATTGCAACCACGTTAAATGCTGCAACCATTGGTAACATTAGTGCTAACCACGTTGGTACTGGTACTTACTTAACATCGTTAAACGGTGCTAATTTAAACACAAGTTCAGTACCAAATTCTGCACTAGCAAACAGCTCTGTAACTGTAACTGCCGGTACTGGTATGTCCGGCGGCGGCACTGTTGCGCTAGGTGGAACCGTAACATTAACAAATGCAGGTGTAACTGGACTAACTGCTGGGGCAGGTATTGGTATTTCGGCATCAACCGGCAACGTAACAGTTTCAGTATCAACAACTCCAACATTTGCAAGTATTAGTCACAGTGGAACTAGTGGTACTGGCGACATCGGCTCCAGCGGTAACACCTTTGGTACTGTATACGCTACTGCAACCAGCGCAAAATATGCCGACGTTGCTGAGAATTACAAATCAGATGCACAATATGAACCAGGAACAGTTGTTGCGTTTGGTGGCACACATGAAGTTACTGTTGCTGAAGACGGAACTAGAAAAGTAGCCGGTGTTGTTTCAACAGATCCAGCATACTTAATGAATAGCTGCTGCGATAGCGAGTTTGTTGTTGCTGTGGCGCTACAAGGTCGCGTCCCAGTTAAGGTACGTGGCAAAGTAGAAAAAGGTGATATGATGGTATCAGCAGGTTCTGGCTTTGCTAGAGCAGACTTTAACCCTATTTTAGGAAGTGTAATAGGTAAGGCTTTAGAAGACTTTAATGGTATCGAAGGCGTTATCGAAGTTGTTGTAGGTAGACTATAATGTCAAGACCAGTATGGATTACAGAGGGCGGGAACTTAGGTACCTTCCCTGAATTAGAATTTTTTTCAATGCCGTTGGAAGTTAACAATCCAACTGGAAGCCCTGTAACATTTACCTTTTTAAGTGGAGAATTACCACCAGGTTTGCAAGTTATTAAATCTGGTACCCTTCAAGGTGTTCCTGTTGTTCTTAACCCAACTGCTGTGGGCGAATCAAGAACTTACAAATTTACAATTAGAGCTAGTTGTCAAAGTCCAGTGGTAGTCGTGGATCGTACATTTAGCTTTACAGTTAGTAACATCGTTCCACCTACTATTACACCAGAAACAACGCAGTTAGCTGAAATCTTCGACGGTACGTTAATTAATATTCAGTTAGAAGCAATTGAAGCGAATCCGGTTGCAGTATTAACTTGGAGTTTAGTTAGTGGTGAATTGCCACCGGGTGTAACATTATCCAAGTCTGGATTGTTAACTGGTTTTGTTGGTCAACAACAAAACCCTGCAACTGCTGGTAAAGTAGGTTTTGATGCACAAGGTACCCAAGTAGCAGAACCGTTTACTGTTACAGGAAACGTTATTACTCCCAACGGAACCACAGCGTTAACAACCGAAGAGCCTTTCTTAAATCCTCAACAATTTGAGGAATTGCCATACGACTTTACTACCGCATCGTCATCTAATAGAAACTACACATTTACTGTGCAAGTTTATGATGGCGCCAACTCTGATATGCAAACATATAATATCAGAGTAGTTGCTAAGAGTACATGGACAACTGACAACGATATTAATACTGTTGACGACGACTTTATTACCGTTGATGCTGATTACAAGTATAACCCAATTATCACAACAACAGTAACTAGCTTGCCTGTTGTTAGACAAAACAGTAATATTGCATTTAAGTTTGATGCCGTTGATTTTTATAACTCTGAGTTAGAATGGTCTAGTAACATTACTTCTATATTGCCTGAATTGAGACTAAATCCAAATACAGGATGGTTGACCGGCCATATCGGTTTGCAACAAGAATACGAGCACACATATACGTTTGATGTAATTGCGTCAAACGTATTCACCGATGGCAATAGCATACCTATCACTTATTCTAGTGATCCACTAGTTTGTAGTTTAACTGTACTTGGCGACATCAATAACAAAATTGTTTGGAATTCACCAAGTCATTTGGGGTCAATGATCAACGGATCAGTTAGTGAGTTTGCTATTAGTGCAGACTTTGCTGGCAACGCTGCTGCGGCAACAAACGTCACAGTACGTTATAAGTTATTGCACGGCTTCCTGGCCAATGGTGCTCCGGCTGCAAATGGTCCACCAACTACATCCCCAAACAATTATGTAATTGATCCATGGACTAACGATTACTATAGATCTACTAGAATCGGATTGCCACAAGGACTTAATTTACTTGAAAGTGGATTAGTTGTTGGCCGTTCGTCCTTTATTCACTTTAGTTTAGATAATAACTCAACAACCATCGACGGCAAGTCTACTACGTTTGACTCTACGCATTCATTTACAGTGCAAGCAGAAGCCGTTGATAGCACTAATAATAAGATACTTGTTACTGGTAGCAAGACTTTTACGATTACAGTTGATAACTTATACGAAGAGCCATACGAAAACTTATACATGAAGGCGTTCCCAACCATTGAACAACGCCGATTGTTTAGAGATATTATCAGTGACTCGAGTATGTTCCCCGATAATATCATTTACCGCTTAGATGATCCAAACTTTGGCAAAGCAAAGGAAATGAAATTCTTGGCTATGAGTGGTATTGCTCCTAGTCAGTTATCGACGTATGCTAATTCAATGGCTAAAAACCATTACGATAAAACTATTAAGTTTTCTAATGTTAAAACAGCTATTGCAACTGATCCAAATAACAACTATGCAGTTAAGTACGAAGTTGTATATGTTGATATCATTGACCCATTTAACTTAGATAACTCCAACGTAGGTATTGAAGTTGATTTGTTAACTTCTAACCTAAGTAAGATTACTAACATGCATTATGACCCTAGAGGTATTGCACATTCTATGCTATATCCTAATACGTTTGACAACATGCAAACTCGGGTTGAAACAATTGGGTACAGCGCACAAGGTGTTATTCCGGACTGGATGACTTCTGTACAAGAAGATAAAACAGTTCTAGGGTTCAAACGTGCATTAGTATTAGCTTACACTAAACCTGGCCAAAGTAAAACTATTGCGTATCGTATTAAGAATCGCGGTATCGACTTTAACGTCATTAACTTCACTATTGACCGATACCAACTCGACAATACATTAAGTGCCAACTACGATATTGCAGAACAAAGTTTTGTCAATGGACGTTCAACTACATTTGACGTACTAACATTAATCACAACTGAAGATTACGATGTTGTAAACTATGCCTCAGCTATGGCGTTTGACATGATCAATGGCAAACCGTTTGACTTAATTAAAGACAATGGCGGCATTGACGGAGTAACGGCTTTCCAAAGTGGCGACCGTTTGATCTTCGGCAAGCAAGAAAATATCACCAACGGCGCATACGCAGACGGGTGGGTTAACTACGCTGTAAATGATTATAACGAATCATACGATAGCAACTTGTATGATAATTCGTATGTTGTGCCGGGTTACTTAGAACGAGAAGCAAACAGAAATACACCATCACTGTTAGCAGATGCTAACTCCGGTGACACACATTTGTATGTTCCGCATATTTCTAGCCAAGACTACATTGGCTTGATGATTGCCCCAAATAGTTTTATACCAAATAATACGGTAGTAACTGCATCACAGATGGACAATTCAACAGGCACGTTAGCATGGAAGCTAACCCTAAATAATCAATTGGTTGATAATGCGTACATCGGTGATGCAATAAATGCCGTACATTATGTAACTGTAGTATCTGCAGATGGCGAAACATTAACAGTATCCGGTTTACCATCTGCAATGAGTGACCGAGTTGCAATTATCGGGCAGGAAATTCTAGGCAACGGTATCCCAAACGATACAGTTATTACTAACATTTTGGGTAACGTATTGTATGTCACAAACCCTACTTCAGAATTAGTAGATCCAGTTGCAGGCGACTTAATTGGTTACCGCATAATTAACCAACGTTCTGGCATTTGGGAACTTAACATTAACCAAGACAATTTTGTAACTTTAAAGTTTATCAAAGAAATTGCACAAGGCGATGTTGTTAAAGTTCTAGGTGGTCAAAGCTTTGGTTCTTGCTTCTTACGATATAGTCGAAGCATTGATCAGGGAAATACTGTCCCTGAATTTGAAAACGTACCGCACAACTTGTCGTATAACGCAACTGGTGGCGGCAATGGCACAACCTTTGACATGGGTGGAACTAAGATCATCGAGCGTCGAGATGCGCCGGGCACTGAATCTAACCCAATTAAAGATTGGAAACCTCGCACATATTACCCAATTGGTTCTATTGTTAAAGCAAACAGCCAAATCTGGGTTGCAGTTGTTAATGTAATGCCAACTGTTAACTTTGTAGAGAAAGACGATCGAATCACAGCGGATCGCCCTGCGGTCCCATTTATATACTGGAAATTGTATGATAGCATACCACTGTCCGGTGATAAATATTTAAAATTCCCACAAACTGGAGTATTTAATTAATGGCATCTAATATCAACCCGAATAACATCAACGGCAACTATCCTGTAGCGGGTCAGGACAACGACAGTCAAGGTTTCCGTGATAACTTTACTAACATTTCTAACAATTTCAGCTTTGCTGCTACGGAAATCACTGGACTTCAAAATGCAATGACTAACGTACAAAGCACAGTTGCTACTGACGGTAATGTCACTGCATACTACGGCAATGTACAACAAGATCTAATTGTTGGCGGAACCACTACTTTAGGTGGAGTCGTTTATGTTGGTAGCAACGTTGCACTAACTGATGGCACCGCAGGCTTGACTACCGTGTATCCAACAACAAACCAAGGATACGACTTAGGAACATCAACACTACAATTCGGTAACACCTATTCTGCTAACGTATATGCAAACGTAAGCTCTGTAGTAAGTTCTATCCATTCTTATGAAGTTGACCAAACTAAATTGGTAGGCGCATCACCATCAGCTGTACAAGCAATTAGTGTGTACGACGGTTGTCGCTGGATGTTTACTGCTAACGCTGCAAACAACTGCACCCTAAACTTTGTTGGCGTTGGCAATGCTATTGCAGTAGGCCAAACAGTAAAGATTGAAGTTGCAATTGCAAACGGTGCTACTCCATACTACCCATCAGCTCACCAAATTGACGGTGTTGCTCAAACTAGTATTAAATGGTTAAACGGTACTGTACCAACAACTGGTAACGCAAACGCAACTAACTTGTATAACTATACTATCACTAAGACTTCTACTGCACCCGCATATAGCATTTTTGGTCTTAAGTCAACGTACCAATAATAATTGGTATAACTTTATTTGACTCCTAACGCATATTGTTTTACACTATGCTTTAGGAGTTATCTTTTATGCAAATCGATTTAATCAAATACCAAAACTTCGTAGCAGAAGTTACAAGCGATGCTAGTAACAATCTCGAAGTACTAATTGCACGTATGCGTGAATTAGAAGCAGCAGGCATTAACATTGCTTTACTTAACACAGCTAGTACCGGTCTAGGTAGTGAAGGTGGCGAGTTCCAAGAAATCGTTAAGAAAATGTTGTTTCAGGGCAAGCCATTTAACGAAGACAATCGCTTTCACATGAAGCGTGAACTAGGCGATATCATCTGGTATTGGGCCAATGCTTGCCGAGCACTTAACTTAGATCCGAATGAAGTTATTGCTGAAAACGTGAATAAACTACAAAGCCGTTACCCCGGTGGTAGCTTCGATGCACACTATAGCGAGAACCGTAAAGAAGGCGACCTATGAAACAAAAGCTAATCGTTATTCCATTCGATGGCGGTTACGCTAAATTACTTTTCAACAAAGTAGACGGCCAGTGGGAATGTATCATGACTGATGAGTACATGCATCTGTTGGCGTCTTACTTAAAAGGCGAAGAGCCTCGCGAATGGGTTACTCCAGTTGACTTAGGCGATTTTGATCACTAATGGGACTAGGGCCAGCAGTTTGTCAGCATTGCCAAGTAATGGCAACGTTTACTAAGGAACCAATGCCTGTAGTAAGAAATTCAAGTACTAGAACGGTATCCAAATGGACCAATTGGTACTGTGAGTTCTGCGGTGAAACGGATCCAAATGATTCAGCGGGCC